GTATGTTGGCCTATTCACGGCTGCACCCAGTGACACTGGTGGCGGCACTGAAGTGTCTGGCAGCGCCTATGCGCGAGTGGTGACTGGCACAATCACTGTCTCCGGCACAAGCCCCACAAACGCAACAAACGCAGCGGCCATCGAGTTTGCAGCTGCCTCTGGCGGTAACTGGGGATCAATTGGCTGGGCAGGCATTTTTGATGCAAGCACTGGTGGCAATCTTTTAGCCTGGGCAGCATTGACCACAGCACGCACCATCAATGATGGCGATGTGCTGCGCATCCCAGCTGGCGACCTTGATGTCACATTGACATGACATGGCAGCCTATGGTTCTGGCCCGTATGGCAAAGGGAATTGGTCCTATGGCGTAAGCCTTGGGGCGGTTACTTTCGCGGCCACCAGCACGGCTGCATTCAATGGTCAACGCGTCTGCACAGGCGCGTTTTCTGTTTCAGCCTCTAGCACAGAGACAGTCGCGGCCAATGTCGTCAAGACGGCATCTTTCTCGGTTTCAGCATCTAGCAGTGCAACAGCTGCTGCGCAAAGGGTGGCCAATGCCTCGGCAACGGCCTCTAGCACCAGCACCATGGCCGCAAATGCGGTGCGGTATGCCATAGGTGCATCGACACTCTCTGCAAGCTCTAGCGCCAGCTTTGCAGCCACTAGAGTGGCCATTGGGGCATTTGCCTCGGTCGATACCAGCACAATGTCTGTGGCTGCTGTCAGAGTGCCACTTGTTCAGATTCTGATTGAAGACTTTGCCACGATGACAGTGGCCACCAGCGTGATCGTTAACCAGTCGGTGCTGATTGCGGCTGAGTCTGGCATGAGCGTCAACGCAAACAGAATAAGCAACGCTGCCATCAATTTCACTTGCCAGTCATCCATGACGATTGCTGGCAATCTAAAATGGGTCCCTGAGTCGGACACGGCAGAAACTTGGGATGCAATCTCTGACAATGCAGAGACCTGGACACCGATCACAGACACATCAGAAACATGGGATGCAATTGCTGACAGCAGTGAAACTTGGACTGCAATTGCGGATAATAGCGAAACATGGCAAATAGCCGCATAAGCATAAAATGGCAAAGACAGAATTATTAACGCAAGAGCGCTTAAAAGAAGTGCTTAATTACGATCTTGAAACTGGCATTTTTACATGGGCTATTAGTAGGATAAACGCGCCTCGCGGCAAGATAGCTGGCAGTATTGATAGAAATAAATATGTGATCATTGTCATAGATGGCGTGAGATATCGCGCTCATCGACTTGCATGGTTCTATGTTTATGGCTTTTATCCAGAAGAAGTTGATCATCAAAATCATGTAAGAAGTGATAATAGGATGCTGAATCTTAGAGCAACAGACAGATCTGGGAACGGGAGAAATATGTCAAAACCATCAGACAATAAGTCTGGTGTTGTTGGCGTATGTTTAGCCCAATGGCGCAGCAAAAGACCTAACAAATGGGAGGTCAGAGCTTGCGGGAAATTTTTAGGGTATTTTGATGACTTTTTTGAGGCTGTTTGCAAGCGCAAATCAGCTGAATTGAAATTAAACTTTCACCCTAATCACGGGATTTAACGGAGATTACTATGGCAGATTCCACGACGACCAACCTATTACTGACCAAACCAGAAGTCGGTGCATCCACTGACACCTGGGGAACCAAAGTCAATGCCGACTTAGACACCATTGACGCATTGTTTGATGCAGGCCCAGCATTAAAAGTCGCAAAAGGCGGTACTGGTCAAACATCCTACACAAATGGTCAATTGCTTATTGGTAACACCACAGGCAACACGCTGACCAAGGCGACATTGACTGCGGGAACTGGAATTAGCGTTACCAATAGCACTGGCTCAATCACAATTGCGGCTACAGGTGCATCAAGCCAATGGACAACTACTGGTTCTGATATTTACTACACAACTGGTAGTGTTGGTATTGGTACAAGTTCGCCTAGTAACAAACTTGACGTTCAAGGTACTGTTGCAAGTACAAATGTAGCAAGGATTAAGCCTCTTGTTGGCTCAAATGACCCAACTGTAATTCTTGATATTCAAGGAGGTAATAGTTCTAGTCTTATTAAGTTTACAAATGGTGGCGGCATCACATTCCCTGCAACACAAGTAGCATCTACAGACTCTAATACGCTAGATGACTATGAAGAAGGCTCATGGACGCCTGGACAAGGCGGTGGATTAACAGTCGTTGGAACTTTTAGCTCTGCTGGAAGATATGTGAAAATTGGCAGAGTAGTAACAATAACTGGGTATGTGCAGGGTAGCACTTCTGTTTCATTTGCTTCTGGAAGTGCCGTTATTGCAAATAATTTGCCATTTAACTCAAATGATGGGACTGGACTTCTTAACGGTCATGGAAGTGGCGCTAATTACAACGCCAACGCAACTGCTGTTTTTGCTGTTTCTGGTACTAGTATGTATAGCCAAAATTCTATGGCAGCTACTATTGCATATTATTTTTCGGCCACTTATTTTTATTCTTAACTAAACCAGATTAGTTTAGTCGGACACTTAACTTAAAGGAAAATTATCATGTCACTTACCAAAACAACCGCAATTGATCAAATTACAGTAACCGAAGATGGAACTGTTCTCTATCGTGAAGCTACAAAAATTCTTGAAAATGATGTTGAAATTAGTAAGCAATACCATCGTTCAAGCCTCACACCCGCACAAGACCTAACAGGTATCCCTGCTAACGTAGTGGCAATCTGTAACACAGTCTGGACTGAAGCGGTTATATCAGCGTATCAGGCGGCGCAGGCTGCGGCTGAAGCGGCTCGGAATGCTAATGCCTAATCATGGACCCGACACAAGCCCAACTTAATTCCCATGTGGATGTTTGCACGCTGCGCTATGAGATGCTGTGTGCCAGGATTAAGCGCCTAGAGAACATCATGCTGGGTGTCTCAGGCATCATGCTGACCAGCATGGCCGGCATCATCTTTACGAGCTTAAAGTGAAAGACTGGGCCGTGGCAATCATTGCTGCGGTCTGTATCACGGCCTTTGTGGGCTGGTCCACATTCATTATTTTTTGGGCGATGAAATGACAAAAGCACCAGTCAAAAGAGCAGCGGCCAAGGTCGCGCCAGTTAAAAGATCAAGGCCAAAGCCTCAACCGGCCAGTCAAGTCAATGTGACTCTGGCCGCGCCAGCTGCACCACCAAAGCCAGAGGCCAAAAAAGACGACTCAACTGCTGGAAAGATTGTTGAGCTGATCAAGTGGGTCGATAACCCGTTCAAGCTCTTCACAGTGATCTTGCTGTCGTTTCTGGCCTTTGCCGGCTACTTTGCTTGGGACTCAAGGCAAGTGCTGCTCCATGCTATTACTACTCAAGACAAGATGCCCCAGCTGGCCAAGCAAGAGCAATTACTCATACCGGCCAGAAGCCTGATGAAGGATGTGGATGGCATTGTCTTGCTGATCCACAAGGCCAACTTGGCCACCAATAGTCGCACCACTGTGCTGGCGCTCAATTCTGATGGATCAAGAGAGAAGGCCGTTGAGGGGACTGTCACAAGCCTTTTCAACGCAAGCGCTGACCGCAACGCTGCCATGGTGGCCATGTTAAATAACGAGGTGCTGTGCGAGGAATTTAATCCGTCTTCTAAAGTGGGGGAGTGGGGCATCAAGCAGGGTGTTAAATTCATGTGTCGCGGTAGCATCCCACCGGACCCTGGCAAGTTTGCCGGCTACATTGCCATTGGTTTTAAAGATAAGCCAGAAGATATTCCGGCCTTAAAGACCCGCATCAACTTGGCAGCCAGTGATATGTCAGAAGATTGAAATGAATGCGCTGGCTTGTTCTCTTACTGTTATTAGGGCTTGCTGGCGCTACAGCCAAGACTGGGTGTTATGTGCGGGAGTTTTGGTCGATTGCTTGGACAATTCACAACCCCTCAGAGCGCCATCAGCAAATGGTCATGTGGATAAAAAACAATGCGATGCATTGCAAGTCTTCAGACTTTATCGTCATTTGGAACAATTTGTCGGAATGGGCCGGCACGGCAGATTCAGCAGAAACTAGAGCTTTAATTATTCACGGGTATAAGGATGCACTTGAGAGAGAGAAGAAATGATCGACACAATCAAATTATTTCCTACTGTGCAGCCCTCTGGTTATCCAGACAGGCATGACCTTGCCCAAGTGAAGCTAGAGAAACAACATGAAAGAAATAAGGCAAACGAGTTAGCCAAGCAAAAGCAGACAGAACTGCAAGATTTAGCGTTTGAGATTTACACAAAAAAAGTAGTGCAAGAGCAATTGCGCATGGAAATATTTCAAAATCGAAAGGTGGATATTTATGTTTGATATTTTAAGTGGCGGCATATTGGGGTCAATCTTTGGTGGCATCTTTAGGATGGCCCCAGAGGTGCTGAAGTGGCTTGATAAGAAAAACGAAAGATCACATGAACTCTTGATGTTTTCTCGCCAGTGCGAACTAGAGACACTGCGCGGTCAGCAGAAGTTAGCTGAGATTGGCGCTCAAAGAGAGGCTGCTGTCGATGTGGGTGTAATGGATGCTTTTAACAATGCCATCACCCAGCAGGCCGAGATGGTCAAGGCAGCCGGTGGATGGGTGGCCAGTCTGTCGGCATCAGTGCGGCCCCTGGTCACGTACTGGGTGTTGTTTGTGTGGAGCTTTATCCATGTCTGGTTTGCATGGAATGCTTGGCTTGCTGGCGCTCCAGCGGTCGAGGTGTTTAAGACCATGATGACTCCAGACTTTTCTGCATTGCTGTCAGGAACAATCAATTATTGGTTCCTTGATAGAACTCTTTCTAAGCGCGGATTATGAACTTAGAGCTGGCTGCTGCCCTTTGCCGCCAGTTTGAGGGCTATCGTGCCAAGCCCTATCTTTGCCCTGCTGGAGTGGCAACGATAGGCTACGGCTCGACCTACTACGCTGACAAGCGCAAGGTGACATTGGAGGACCCGCCAATGGATGAGCCAACTGCCAGAGCTTTGTTGATGATAGAGCTTGAGCATACTTACTTGCCTGGTGCATTAAGGAACTGCCCCATATTAGCCACAGACGAAAAGAAGTGCAACGCAATTGTGGACTTCTGCTACAACTTGGGGACTGGCAGGCTCCAGACCTCCACATTGAAACGAAAGATCAATGCCGGTGACTGGGAAGGCGCAAAAGAGCAGCTCATGCTGTGGACCAAGGGCGGTGGCAAGGTTTTGCCTGGTCTGCTAAAGCGCAGAAAAGCCGAGTGCGCTTTGCTTGATTGAGGCATAAAATTGCACCATGGCCACCAAACAGCAACAACTTGAAGCTCCATCCATACCAAGTCTGGGTTATCCCCCAGAGGCGTATGAGCGCAGGAATTTCAACGAGAACAATAGCGCTTTAAATAATTACTTCAGAAAAGTCACTTCAGTGCTTGGGTCTCTGTTTGGTCCAAGGGGCGGCAAGTTTATGAATAACCCCCACGGGGCATTTCAAGACTCAACCAACCAAGTGGCTGCCAACACCACCACGGCCTATGCGGTCACATTCAACACCACAGACTTTTCCAATGGCGTGACAATAGCCAGCAGCAGCCGAATCACTGTGGCCGATGCCGGAATCTGGAACTTGCAGTTTTCCATTCAGTTTACAAACACGACAAATTCATCTCAGGATGTGGATGTCTGGTTTCGGGTCAATGGCACAAATGCGGCCAACTCAAACAGTCGATTTGGCTTTGCACCTAGAAAAGGTGTTGGAGACCCATTCC